TGTTGCGAATTAGCAATCAGAGCCGCCATTAGCGGAGTCGAATTATATAGTTGAACTACCAGCTTCGGAATGAACGCACGCCGTGTGACGTAAGTCAACTCGGTATATTGCGTACTACCTGTTGCTGGAATGATACCGCCACCAATAGGCATGGTTATCTCCTAAAAAACTTTATCCCCTACTAAATTAAAATCCAATGGGTCGCTTATTTTGACGCAACTCTTGGAGTGCTTTTGATGCTTCGTCTCTAGCTGCACCGACAGGGTTCTTGTAGTATTTACCTAGGTCGAACTTACTGACGGCTGGTTAAATGAACCAGAGTAGTCAGACCATTGTGCGTTCACAAACTGTGCGCCTTGAACGGGAACGGTTATTGAAGAAACACCACCGGAAGCCTGTTGCGAGTTAGCAATCAGAGCCGCCATTAACGGTGTTGAGTTATATAATTGAACAACTAGCTTCGGAATAAACGCACGCCGCGTGACGTATGTCAACTCGGTAAATTGCGTACTACCCGTCGCTGGAACGATACCGCCACCAATAGGCATGGTTATCTCCTAAAAACTTTATCCCCTAATTAATTAAAATCCAATAGGACGTCTGTTTTGACGTAACTCTTGGAGTGCTTTTGATGCTTCATCTCTTGCTGCGGCTTGCGGGTTCTTATAGTATTTACCTAAGTCGAACTTGCTAACCGCTGAAGGGTTGTAGCCTGTCGGCGTTGGTGTAGCGGATTGCTTCATCCATTGCCAATATTCCGCTGCCGACTCATGGTTAGTTATGCCTTTTTCAAGCATAATTTTCTCCACTTCGTGAATATCTTCTTCACGGTCTACTAACCCTTTTTTCATCAATTTATTACGACGAGACTCAAGGTCACGCAAAGCATCTTGCTCTCTGTCCTTTGCATCACGCGCCATAAGCTGCTGTTCTAGCTTATCGACATACGATTTGGTTGTGTTTTCAATATCCAACTCAGGAATAACAAGTTCTGGTTTGATTTGCTTCGTCAAACGCAAAACATCTTTTCTAGTTGCTGGATTGTCTGAAAGTTCACGCATTAACAACGCGAGTTGGTCGCGCTGCTCAAAAGACATATCTTCAAGACTCATTCTTATCCCCTAATAAAATTAAATTACTTTTTTTCCATCGCCGGGCTTTTGAACGCCCATTTTGTTCTTGCTGCCAATTGCTGCGCCACCAGACAAACCGCCAAACTGTTCATAACGTGGTGGGTTAGTAACAACACCGTTTTGCTGGTTGTTGTCTGTAGGGCGACGAGGGCTATTAGCACCTCTTGGTTTAAACAGGTCCATAATATTTCCTTTACATAGGTGGTTGTGGCATACCGCCGGGAGGTGCGCTAGGAGGAGGACCGCCAGCACCGCCGCCACTAGGCATCGGAGGAGGAGGCATACCGCTAGGTGACATACCGGGAATCATTGGTGCTTGTGACATTGCTTTACCTTCAGGCGTTGCACCGCCAGCTTGAGGTAAGTTTTGCAACATTTGAATAATTTCAGATTGCTGTAGTTCACCTGTCTTTTGCTTGCGAGGACCAATCAAACCACTCAACGCACGAATAGCGTTCAATGCTTTTTGACCCTCTGGTGATTCACTACCTAGACTTGGCAAGGCTTGTTCAATCAAATCCATTGCCATTGAAATATTGACTAGCGCACCTTCACGATTTCCCATTTTAGGCTCTGGCGTAGACATCGGCGCAGACATAGGAGCCGTTGTCGAATCAGACATCGCGGTGTTATCAGCAGCAGGGTTCTCAGAAGGGTTCCCTTGTTGCTTGCCAATCATTTCCATTAACTTATCGGGTGGTACGCTCATAAATAACCTCTATCGTCTAACTAGACGCGATTAGACCAGACTATCAGCAAATGTCAAGTGGGGGAGTATGTCCCCTCCCCCTTGGGCTTAATCCACAAGGGACTAATTACTTGCGACCTTTACGGCCTTTACGTTTCATGCGTGCCATGGTTTTCTCCAATAAGCAGCGGCCAACTTAAAAAGGGAAGTCAGCCATACCCTATCCCTTGCGGGGAATTAACGGCGTGTCTTACGACCGCGCTTGTGCTTTTTGTACATGGTGTACTCCTATCGCTCGCCCATACGGCCCGTCTTTCTTGCCTGACGGGGGTTATAAGACTTTATGCCCGTCACCCTGTATTGAAAAGATGGCGCAGCTTCAGTCCTCTTTACATCTCCAGCCGATGTTCTTGGCTGGTCAGATTTTGGTGCATAGTCTGGTTTAGTAGCCATTATTCACCCTTCGGCTTTTCTTCAGGTTGCGGTTGATTCGCTTTGTCTTTCTCACGCTTTTTCAATTTATCTATTAACAATTGTTTCATTGGCGGCTCTAACAAGTCAAGCAGAGATTCTTTATCAATAGCTTGGGTTTTGTACAGATTAAACGCCAAATCTTTCATGTCTTCGGTAAATATTGGACTATTGGAGTGAGCGTCCACTTTCACTACATAATCTTTGGTAAATTGCTCGGCAATAAACTTGTTGCCTTCTTCGTCTGTAAAATGCGTGTTGTCGTAGGCTTGCATTAGCTTTAGATACAGCGTTGCTACTTTTTCTAAGCTGTCTTCTACGATTAAGGCACGTTTCTTTGCGCGAGAACTTCCAAGACGGGCCAACTGAGAAGCATGACCAGCGGAGCGTACACCTTGCTCACCACGACCAGACAGAACACTTGATATTCCAGATGCCTCTGCAAACATTGCATCAATTTCATGGATGACCTCAAATAAAGACGACGGCATCTCTGGTGCAACCGAATCAACCTTTGCGTTAGGCATATCGCTAGAGACAAACGAACCCGGACGGTCAAACGCAAATGCCTTCTCATCCGTGATGCCCATGAAGCCAGAGAAAACTTTAGGTGGCTTTGCTTGCTTGGACAATATATCCAATATTTCAGTCATGCGATTGTTTCGTACAGCTTGCAACAAGTTTAGTCTTGCAACTTCACTCTGACCCCAATAATAATCATATTGTGGATTAGGGCAAATTTGAATGAACGGACATTCGCCGCGCAAGAATACTGATGCACCCGGACGGTCATAAATAAAGATGTCAGGGTCAGCCATAGTAACTACCTGATAATCCTGAATCTCATCGTTCCACACCCACAACTCATACATCTTTACGGTGTCTTCAGCAACACGGGCTTTGTATCGGTTAGACCCGTACAAGTCTAAGTTGACGTTACCGTAAATGGTTGGGTTAGACGTAGAGATAATTAGACGGTCAAGACCTTCTGGCAAATCTTCCGTCTTGCTATACATTGATGTTTGAACGCGCTTTACAATTTCTTCGCGTTTAGGATGGCTATACAATCTATTATACAAATCAGATTTTGTAATGTAATAGGTTTGTACTATCGCTTCTTGTCTGTCGGTATAGGTCACATCTTCACGCAGAACACCCATTGAGCTAGGCTCTACCATGTATGGGTGAATTCCGTTGTTGACGACTAGCTTAACGAATGTTGTGTTAAATACTAACGACCACGTTAGGGCAGATGAGAATACTTGGTCAGCGTTTGAGTTTAGCCACTCATCATTTAACGCTGATGTTAGCTTTGGTATTTTTATATGCTCACGGTCATTGACTGCTGCGCCGACATTGATTGAGAAACGTGTTGTCTCTGCTGAATAGAGAAACGATGTTAGCTGGTCAATGTGGGGATATATCTTGTTGAACAGAGCAGGATTTTCATCAGGACCACCACCGAATAAAAACCAAGAGCGCAGAGAGGCGTAATCCCCTTTGCGCTCTGCTAGAGACACCATGCACTTTTGTATTAAGTCTTGGTAGAAGAACTCACGTTCATCGTCGTTGGTTGGTATCCGCATTTAAGGCTTTACCTGTAAATTCTCATGGTCGGCAACATAACTCGCCGCCATAGGTCCTGTCAAGTTCCCAACGTCTTTGGGGTTTATTCCGACTGATTCTCCCATAACTGAGCGTACAGCACCGCCTTTTAACAGGCTGCCCATGCTATATCGTCCATCGCCGCCCCAAATAGCGGCATCTCTAGGTTTAGGCTCGTTAGCACGGCGTTGTGCTTCTGCTGCCTCCTCTTTGAGTTGTTTCTTAGAGGTTTTGTTCTTTCTGGTGAAGTATCCAGCCTGATTTTCGCCAGCACGGGTCGATTTGACGTTAGTCATATCAAAATCCATTGCAAGCTGCTTAATTGTCTTATCGTTCTTCTTTGTGCCGTCAGACATCATGCCAACAGGCTGCAAATAGACAATAGCTACCTCGTCAACGCAGTCTTTCATAGGACATTGTGCTTTGCGGCTCTCAAAGTATCCGTGCCTTGGACATTTGTAATCATGTAGAACTGCCATTGTTATCCCCTTCAAATAATGGTGGTTGTGAATAATCGTCTATATTCCTCATACCCAATCTAATCCCTATCTTGCCATTAATCATTTGTAGGCCAGTAGTGGGCATAATTCGTGGTTTAGCTTCTCTGCGGTACTCAACGTATTTGCTGCGGTTACGCAATTGCATGATGGCTACCTCGCCGTTCTTCCATGCCTTGTAGCCTTTATCGACTCTGCGCTGAATATATTCGGTCAAGGGTTCGACTCGATACCAAAAGACGTCAAGCAGGTGAGCTTTATTGACGCCACACAAGTCAGCAAAGAGCTTCATAGAAATGCCGCGCTCCTTGTCTCTAATGAAGCGACGCATTTGCGTCATTAATTCACGCTTGGTTAGAACCGTTTGAGACATAGTTCAGTATGTAGCCTTTAGATTGAAGGAAGTCCAAGAACTCTGTTTCCCTGTGTGCAAACTGTATGCCCATTGGAAGAAGTATTTCATTGTCTCGGATTAGCTTACGGGAAGTTGAATGATGACCAAGGAGTTTAGAAAAGTCCATATCGTCATGAAACTTGGGGGCTATGTGTTCTATCGAAAAGTATTTAGCCACCTCATCAGGTGCGTATTTAAATCCTATAGATTTAAACAAATCGCGTTTAATGCAGGACAACTGAATGTCTTCATTCCAAATATGTATTTCCTCGGAATAGGTCTGAACAATGCCGTACTTGCTTGGAGCCTCTAAGAACTTTCGGCTACGCAAGGAAAAACCGCCGTTTAAGACAAGAACGGGGTCTTCATAGTTTGTCCATTCAAAACCTAGGTGTAGTGTAGAACCCACCAGACCAGCATGAGTAATGCCGCCAATGTAATCGTAGGTGTAATAGTCATCTCTCCAATTGGTGCCGTCCAAAACCCACCCATCATCTTGCACAATCAAACAAAAGTCTGTATCAACATACGTATGCAGACAATGCATAATAAATGTGCTGTAACCCCGGTAGTCGAAAGGAAAGCAAGGACGCCAAAGGATGTCCTCTGGCAAGTTAGCTGGCTTGGCTGGAGAAATTAACAGCCCTCTGGACTCCGGTAGTTCCCGCATACTGCGGATAATGGACGGCAAGGTGGATGACCCATCTGTATGTCCGTGAACAGATACGATGGTTAATTGATTATGCGCCATAGACACCAATCGCTTTCAAATAGTTGGATACGCCTTTGCCTACAGACAATTGTTCAGGCGTCTTGCTTTCTAATTCTCTGGATACTTTTCGGCTTAGTTTGCGTTGAATTAACTGAGGCTGAACCTGCTCTGAATACGCAGCACACGCTAAGGCCATCGCCATTACCCGGTCGTCCTTGTTTCTACCCGAAGCCTCAATAGATGCGCCATCACGGATGATGGTCTTCATCTCCTCAATCGTGTCTACGGAATAGACATCTAACATACCGCGCTCAAACAAGTCTTTGGTGTAACTCATCATTCGCTCTTTGGTTGCTGCTGTTGTTAGCCAGCCAAGCGAGTTAGAGATACCGCCCATCGTGTCGTTACGCCGCCAGATATAGTTCGACATGGAACCAAAGACGTCCATCAAGTCCTTGCCCATTTTGTTGCCCATGCTTGCAGCCTGACGACGCAAGTTCTTAATCTCATTTAGCACCGCCTGACCCGGACCATTGACCTCAAGGTTAAGTGTCGAGTTCTTGTAAGCACCAGCCAAGTGAGCAATAACCCAAGCAAACTGATACGTGTTCATCTCAGAGGT